GTAATTTTCTAGGTGGTGCATCGATTGCCCAATCATTTTTTGTGGATTCTTTAGTCGGTGCATTCATCACATCTATTGATGTTTGCTTTTGGTCTATTGCTTCTTCCACACCATATCCAGCGACAATTGAATTGCGACTGATGGATAATGGTCTTCCATCGAATTCTGTTATTGCAAAGAAAGTAATTCCGGCATCGACATTGCTATTTTCTAATGATGCATCACTAGAAACAAAATTCACATTTGATTATCCTGTATATCTAGAAGGAAATAAAGAATATTGTTTTGTTGTGAAGTCTGACGACTACAAATTGAATTTGTGGACGGCAACAATGGGCCGCAAAAATTATATCACTGGTGATGCAACATCGGCTACTGGGGAAAGTATTACAAAAAATCCTTTTAGTGGTTCTTTTTTCAGATCAGAAAATTCTAGGACTTGGGTTGCCGAACCAACAACGGATGCTAAATTTTCAATCAACCGAGCAAATTTCACTGCATCGTCGGGAACTGCATTACTGAAAAACCAAACCCCGGCGTTTGAATTACAATCCCCGTATTCGGATACACTGTATAATCCATTGTCATTTGTGTCTGGGTCTACGACAATTTCAGTTCGGCATCCGAATCACGGATTTTCTACAGGAAATTCGGTAGTTTTATCCGGCACTGGTAATTTTGCAGGTGTACCACAAGCAGAGATTTTCGATATATCGAAACCGATTACACGAATCGATGTAGACAATTACACAATAACATCCACAACACCGGCCACCGGGACTTTGGTAACCGGAAATTTTGTAACAGCGACAAGCCGGGTGATATTTGGTGAATTGATTTTACGACCAAATGATATTTCCCCATCTACTACCCGTATTGGATATTCTGTATCTACAAAAGAAAGGGGTGGGTCACAATCATCGCTAGATGTAGTCGAGCCAAATAAAGCACTCCGATATAAGACGGTTCGGGAATCTGCATCAAACAATGATGAATCAATCCTAGTCAGTGCGGCATTTACATCATCCGGTGGTGGGTTTGTTAGCCCTGTTGTTGATTTGATGAATACTGGTGTGGTTGCTGTAGCAAACCGGGTAAGCCCAAACATTACTGGAAATTACAATGCGCAGTATGTTCAGAAAGCAATCACACTGAAAAATGCCGCCGATAGTTTCCTTACATATATTGATGTGAATCGACCAGCAGGAACATCGGTCGAAGTGTACTACAAAGTTGCGCAGGATAACGTGGCCGGTTTACCTTGGATTCTTGCCGCTCCTGTTGGGGCGCAACAATATGCAGTAGATGATACTACATACAACGAATTCACATTCCAACAAGCAGCAACACTTGGTGAATTCTTTGTGATCCAAATCAAAATTGTATTTTGGTCTGATAACGAAGCATTAGTACCACGGGTCAGAAATTTGCGCACAATTACTTTGAAAGCATAATGCAACGAGTAAAAGAAAACCCATCATATGCTAGGACTGCATCCGGTAGTATTGTAAATACGGATGCAAGTTCTTATCAGGCATTCATTGCGAAAAATAAGTCACAAAAGGAATTGCAAGCAAAGGTCGATAGTTTGGAAGCAAAACTTGATCTGATCTTGCGCAAATTAGGAATAGAAAATGGCACAAATTAACGATACCGTATTGTCGGATACATTCACCAAATTCGTAGCGGATCATAATTCCGTAAAGAATCGGCTAGGTCTTGGTGCAAACAATGGCGAAACATCCGAATTGGGCGCAATCGCTCTTTTCGACCAGCAGATAAATACATCAGTAACAATTCCGGCGAACAAACGCGCATTGGGTATCGATACGACAATCCCTAGTGGGGTTACAGTAACGGTGGCATCCGGTGGTACATTCGTCGTGCTATAAATTTAAGGAACTATCATGGCAGCAATTTATCCAAAAGCAAAACAGCAATTTTTGACAGGTGCAATCAACATGACATCGGCAAGTATTTCTGCCGTACTGTTGAAAGATACCTATGTGTATAATGCATCACACGCTAGCGTTGCAACCGACATTACATCAGCAAAATATGCATCGTCTGCCGTTGTGCTAGGTACTGTTTCCGTCAGCGCAGCCGGTGTATTCGATGCGGCTGATGTACTATTCCCGGCTGTTGCATCCGGTAGTACAGTAAATGCAATCTTGCTATTTTCCGGTGATATCCCAATTGCACATATCAATTCTGGTGTAGGCGTCCCATTTGCAACATCCGGTGCTGATGTTACAATCACTTGGTCTAGTGGTGGTATTTTTACTCTATAACAATAATAAAATAATTATGTTAGCACTTGTGGGGAACTTCGGTTCCCCTTTTTGTTGCTTTAAATAATATTGAACTATTCCAAGGATTTTTTGTATGGCTGTTAATCAATATTTTACCGATCATGACAATGCAGTCGCAGAAGACCAAGTTCTTTTTAATGATATTGTCGTAGAATCAATTCAGATCAAAGGTCGGGATCATTACGTTTTGCCTAGAACACTTACAAACTTTGATTCATTTTTTGGTGAAGATCAGACAAGTGCTTTTAACAGCGCGATTGCATTAGAATTCTATCTGGAAAATGTTCAGGGGTGGCAAGATGACGGATCGTTCCTATCCAAATTTGGTTTAGAAATCCGCGATAGTGCATCCTTGGTTTGTTCGATTACTAGATGGCAAGAAGAAGTAACAGCAATCCATCCTGAAATCACTAGGCCGCGTGAAGGTGACATTATTGCATTCCCATCACCAATCGATAAGCGCATGCGCTTTTTCGAAATAACCTATGTCAACCCTGAACATGTTTTCTATCAAATCGGGAAAAACTACACCTACCAAATCAAGGTCAAGAACTTTGAATACAGCGGCGAAACATTCAACACCGGAAACACAACCCTTGACGCCTACGAGCCAAACAACGCTATCATTACAGATATTGATGTTGGCGCTGGCTTGGGTGTTTTTGCAATCGGGGAAACTGTTGGTCAACTTGGTGGTTGGTCCGGTGAGGTGGTTGCTTTCGTTGGTAACCGGCTATCGGTCATGAAAGTCCGTGGTGAATTCAACCATTCCGATCCAATCATGGGGGTCACATCAGGCACGGTTCGGATTGCTGCTACAATAGACCCTGGTGTGCATGTGGATGGCCCATCCGTTGACCCGGTAAATAATGACGCAATGTTGAATGACCAAAATTATATTGATTCCGTAGTTGTTGGTGGTCTTGTCAATTTCTCGGAAAATAATCCGTTTTCCGAATAAAGGATAATATATGCCAACGATGGATTTGCTTGTTAATAATTCTGTAGTTAATGATGTAGCATCATCAATTAATGCTACGGTAGATTCGTTCGTGAATTCATCTACTGTAGACCAAATCGGCATTGGGTTTATCAATGCTATTGATTCGGTCATTAATACATCTACGATCAATTCTGTATCGACCATACTGGGGATTAGGCCGGATGGACACACCAATACGAATTCGATCAATCCAATTTCCGTAACACAAACATTCAGATTATTTCCGACAGCATTTGATAATACATCTGTTGTCAATGACATAAGGCGGCTAGGCATTATCGGGTTTGATGCATTTGCTAATCAATCAGTCGTAAATGATTTTGCTGCAAGTTATACTGTAAATTTTGCACCAACACTAATTCAATCATCGTCAATTATCAGTGATGTACAAGTCTACTTGAATGAAAATGTAATAGTTCCATTTGTTCCTGTAAAAAGACCAGTCAAAACAATTTCGAATACAAACACTGGTTTCAAGAAATTTGTATTCAAGGACATTGCACTAAAAGGCGGTAGTCATCCACTGACCGGGGATTTGCTTGCAGTAACAGATTTCAATGCCGTATCACAAAGCATCCGAAATATTGTACTGACGAATAAGACTGAACGATTCTTTGATGATATTGATTTCGGTGTCGGTGTGGAAAGCTATTTGTTTGAATTGAATACGCCTGATCTACAGGATAGAATCCGGGAAGATATTGTTTCGCAAATAGCAAAGTACGAACCAAGAGCAATTATCGTTGATGTTGTCGTGAATGCAACGCCATTCAAGCACCAAATGTCAATACAAATTTTCTTTAAGATCAAAACAACTACTGTCACGGATTCTGTGACAATCCTATTGGAGCGCCGCTAACATGGAATCCTTGCCAATCGCATCACCTGACTTTACAAGTCTGGAATCAAGCCTTAAGAATTATTTGAAATCTAGGCCGGAATTGTCTGACTATGATTTTGATGGTTCTGTGTTATCAACCATTGTCGGGTTGCTTGCATACAACAGCACGATGAATGCATACTACCTGAATCAGGTTGCCAACGAAGCATTCCTAGAAACAGCAAGTCAGCGCAATTCGGTTGTGATGAATGCACAAGACCTTGGGTACGAAGTCGGCAGCAAAACAGCAGCCTATGCATACATACAGCTAACACTGACCGAAGCAATTCCAAGTGGCAATACATTCGTAACTATGCCAGCAGCAAATGCCGTGTTTTCGGCGTCCGTCAACAATGCAGCATTCACGTTCCGTAGTCTTAATGATGTTTATCTGACAAAGGATGCATCCGGGAAATTTGTTGCTGATGTGTTGATCTACGAAGGCAAACAATTCGAGCACAATATATCAGTCACCCAAGACATTTTGGATAATGGCTATTTGATCCCCAATGCAGGTATCGACACAAAAACTATCCAAATTTGGGTCAATAATATTGTATACGAAAAGGTCGTCAACATCGTAGCAGAACTCGGTGGTTCATCAAAAGTATTCTTTGTATCGGATAGTTTTGGGAAAACGAAAATCACATTTGGTGATGGCATCATTGGTCGTAAACCAATCATCGGCGAAAGCATCAAGATCAAGTATCTAAAGCCAGCAGGCGACCTAGCAAACGGCATAGGAACGTTTTCTATGGTTGGTAGCTATGCTGGGTACACTTCGGCCACAGAAACGATTGTAGCGGCTTCTGGTGGCACTGGCGAGGAAACCATTGCTAGTATCAAGTTCAATGCACCTAAGTGGTTTGAAAGTCAGGGGCGCTGTGTTACCGCCGAAGACTACCGGGTGATTGCGACAAAGCTATTCAGCAATATTTCTGATATCATCGTGTGGGGTGGCGAGGACCTGTTTACGGTAAAGTATTCTTGTCGATCAAGCCTTATTCCGGCTACTACTTGACAACAGCCGATAAGCTATCGATGGTTGCAAAACTGAAAAAGTACAATGTCGTGACCGTACAGCCGGAAATCATCGATCCTGATTATGTCTATGTCGATATTGCAGCAACCGTCGAATACAAGCAATCGGAAACCATGTTTGATCAAGTCGGTATTGCCGGTGTCGTAAAGACGGCTGTGCAGACCTATGCAACAACAGAATTGGGTAAGTTTTCTACACCTATTCGTTATTCGCGAATTGTGAATGTAATGCTGGATTCCGACACATCGATCAAGTCTGTCAAATTTTCTACATTCATTTCAAAGCACATTACCCCAGTTGTCGGTGGTTATTCCGATATTGCACTTGATTTCAAGAATCCGATTAAACCCGGTACATTGATTTCATCAAAATTTACGTTTAACAATTATTCTGATTGCAAGTTTATTGATGATGGTTTTGGTGTAATCAAAATTGTAGAATCTGGCACATTGAACGTAATCAACCCGACAGCCGGGACAATTGATTACACCACCGGACTAATAAATATCAGTAGGACGTATTTGGTATCGACAGATCAGACATTAAAAGAATCTACAGGAATTGTGTACATGAATTTCAACGCACAATCATCTGATCTTGATATCAATACGACACAAAGGAATATATTGGTCATTGACAAGGTTACAGTGGCCGCAACGAAAGTCTAAAAGTGGTAACCAAGGTAAAAGTATCAACTGTTGTAGCGAACCAGCTTCCGGCGCATTTCGCATCGTCGGAAAGCGAGCTTTCGCAACTACTGAAAGTCTATTACCAATGGTTAGAATTGTCGGGTAATCCACTAGACAATGCAAATTCTATATACGAAAACTTTTATTTGGAAAGTGCAGATACTGGATTCCTAAAGTTTTTCACACAAAGAATTATTCCTAATATCCCGCAGGATGCATTGATCAATAAGAAATTAATTGCAAAGCATGCAAGGAATTTTTATCAATCAAAAGGTTCCGAAGATTCTTTCAAATTTCTTTTCCAAGCAATCTACGGAAAACCAGTAGATATCTATTATCCGAAAAATGATCTGTTCAGAACATCATCGGCATCATGGATTGGTGTACACACAATTAAGGTCTATACACCTGACCCGAATATCAAGAATATTGTCGGTAGAAAGCTGATTGGGCAAACATCTACGGCATCCGGGATTGTCGAAACAGTAACACAAAACCCAGATCATTATGTTATAACACTTAGCAAACCACTAGGTGTTTTCGGCATTGATGAGGTCGTTTCCACGGAAGCAGTTACCGGACAACCAACGGTATATTGTCGCACACTCGGGTTGATCAATGTCGTAAGAATTTCCAATGGTGGTTCTGGTTATACGGTAGGCACAATCCTGACAACATCAGGCGGTGATGGTCAAGACTTTGTTGCACAAATCACACAAGTAGGCATTGCCGGTGATATTCAACAAATCGGCATCGTTAGCCCCGGCTCTGGCTATACAACAATTCCACCAATATTCCTTGGTGCTGGCGCTGGCATCGGTGCATCCGTGCAGTTCTACATTGGTGCAATGCTATCGGTCAATCAATTCAAGGATGATACCGATTTCTTGTCATCCACAAAGAAATTGCAAGACGGGTCGTATTATCAGGAATTCAGCTATGTCCTGAAAGCGGCATTGTCGTCTACGATATACGGATTGGTGGTTGATGCACTATTGCACCCAGCCGGTATGCGTAGATTTTCACAACAAGACACAAGCAATACAGACGTAATCAGCGATGTACAAAAATTGTTGTTTCCATTTGCCGATATCAATGATCTTAAGCTAATTGACCTAGACATTTTCAACAGATTTCATGAACTGATTGTTCAAATAGAACACAACCCAGCACAAAGATCATTGGATGTTGGTGAATTGGTTACTAATTTGCTAAGACAAACAAGACCAGAATCATTAACCCCGGTTGTGAAATATGTCAATGGTGCATTGTTCTATGATATTGTTTCTTTTGTTATTGCATACGGTAAAACAGATATAATAGAACCTTTTGCCGGTCGGTCTATTGCCGATTACGCAAATATGATGATCCGTGATATTGCATATAGACTTTCGAAAACATTTGTCGAATTGACATTGGATGAAACATTAACAATTGCGCCTAGCATTGTCGGGATACCGTTCCTAGACATTATTACAGAATACATCTTTTATCCGACTGTGGGTAGCTTTACGGGTGATCCGCTAATTAGTATATTGCGGCAATTAAAGCCGGATTCAATGACACCGATTAGTCGCGATTTTATCAAGGTCCGAACAGAACACGTAAATCTAGTCAGTGCAATTGGCAGTATAGATATTATGCAGCCATTTTACAATGCAACCATTAACGACTATGCGACTATTCAGATTCAGAATATGTTTACTAGGTCTATTGCATATACATCACTGACAACCGGGGTGTATCCATAATGCCAAAACCAGTATTTCAAAAGCTGATTGATGTTGATGGCAACTTTACCTATGTCGGCGAAGCAATTGCCGGTACGTCACCAACAGCAGCCGGGTGGCGCATCAAGCGGGTTACTGATGATTCCCCCGATATGACTATTATTTGGGGACATAGCACATCGGCATTTGATAAGACATGGGCAAATAGGGCATCATACAATTATGAAATAACGTATGCCCCAATTACCGGCAATTTTAATATTGGGGCATATAACGCCGGATCATACAACTAATTAAATAATCGGAATCCACCAACACCCAAGGAATCCGATTATGGCAACGAATTTTCCAGCATCATTAGATGATTTTGCTAACCCAACACCATCTAGCAATATGTCAGACCCCGGCGTATTGCACAGTGATCAGCATGCAAATGCAAACGATGCCATAGAAGCCCTAGAACGCGCGGTGGGCATCACAAATTCGTCGGTTACTACATCACATACATACAAGATCAGCGCACTATCAACAGGGCTTGCTGCGGTTCCTGGTCAAATCAGCACGGCAATTGTCGGCAAGCAAGACACATTGGTATCCGGCACCAACATCAAAACGATCAATGGGTCATCTGTACTTGGTTCAGGCGATATCACAATCACTGGTGGTCAGTCAATGTCGGGGTTCATTTCAATCGATGAATTCTTTACACCACTAAAACTTGCGGCAATCAATGCCGGAACAAATACGGCATCATGCCATACGGAAATCCAAGCGGCATTGGATCAGTGCAAAACAACCGGCAAAACATTGGTGTTCAGTGGTCGGGAATTCCTGTGTACTGAAGGCTTGGTTTATGATTACACCCGCCATAGCATTGTCGGTAATGGTTCTGTAATCCGCATCACAAATAGCACATCAGGCTTTGCATTTTCATTTGTTGCACCACATGCATCTAGCACTGATTATTACCCGCTATGGGATAGCACAAAGTATTCATGTTCCGGTCTGAGCATCAAAGGCACTGATTATTCGTCTGCACCTATTGCAAGTATGACTGGTGTAATGTTTGGTGGTCTGATTGGACAAACCGGCGCACATGCCGTGGTGGTCAACTGTAACGTGTCCGGGTTTGAAACCGGCATGGGTTGGTCGCACCATTCGTATGTACAGAAAATCGAAAACTGCTCGATCCATCATTGCGTTACTGGTGTGAAATATTCCGGTGTCATGCTACAAGATTCTGGTGAGCGCATCGGCTTCACCAATTGCATGCTGTTCAACTGTGCACGGTTGGTTGATTGCACATCCGGCGATATGACATTCGTGAATTGCTCGTTTGACTATTTCACACAAGATGCCATCTATTCATCTACAGGTTCCACAATCAATTTGGTTGGTTGTCATATCGAGGCATTGATCGATTCTGCATCACCTTGGATGACGGCAACAGGTAGCCATTCCCGTATCGCATTGGGCGAAACCCGCATTGTTGTTGCCGGTGTAATCAATCAGTATATTGGCTATGCACAAGATGCATCCGGTACTGGTGATAGCGGTGTATCAGATGCCGGAATTTTCCTTAGCAATTCTTTCGTATCATTCACCCCTGATGGTGACTATACCTTACAGACATTTTTCAAAGGTTGTGTGCACGTAAAGAATGCGACCACCTATGATCCCGGTCGTTATTCAAATACCAATAAGCGGATTCACATCTACGTGGATCGCAATAACCTGTTGCAAGACGGTAGTTTTGAAAAGCTATGGAACGTGTCTGATGAATGGACTGTGAGCAATGGCGCTGGATTCGTCGAACCAACATTTGCGACAAACCGATTTGCATCAGGAACCAGATCATTGAATTTTGCGCCCGGTGCCGGTAATGTTTCAAAGATCACGAAATATTTTGCAATCGGTCCCGGCGCAAAACCTACACTATCATTCAAGGTAAAAGGTGTAATTCCATCCGGTGAATCATTCACGGTTGCCGTTGGTTATTCTGGTGTAGCCGGGTATGATGCCGATCTAGCATCAAGGACATTTATCCAGACCTATGATTCATCCATCGTCAATGATACGACATGGAAAATTGAATCACTGCGCCCATATTCAAAGTCATACATTGGCGCAACAGCATTTTTCATCACCATCGAAACGAATGCTACAGCAGGTAGTCTGAATTTCAATATCGATGATGTTGTCGTTGAGATCATGGATAATTATGTTTCTACTTATACAGAAACACTTGACAGTCTGAAAGATGTATACATCCCGGTAACGCCGGCGCAAGATCAGGTCATGTCATTTGTGACCGCTAACCAAAAGTGGATGCCACGGACATTGCCTACTGCTGTTGTTGCAACTGACGATATCACTGTAACCGGGTCATGGGCATTTACCAATGCAAGAACACGAATCGGCAACATTACATACAGCAATACCGATATTGCCGATCTGTACACTGCGACCGATAGCACCATTGCCGTCAATTACCAATCTTCAACGAACTTTTCTGCACCATTTCCAAACTATCGTAATTTCCGTATATTCGATGGTAAAGGCAATAGCGTATTGCATGTCATTGGTCAGTCAAAGATTGTGCGCGCCGATACGACATTCCAAACAGGTCTATTGACGGTAAAGAACGATGGCTTGCAATACACCGGACCTACTGACGGTTCTACCGATATCGGCAATGGCGGTGAATTGAATATCAACTATGCATCCGGCATTGACGCAAACGGTGCAATGACCTCGCCATATTATCGCAATGTCGGTATATATGACGGCAAGGGTGGTAAGCTGGTAAGCATCGAAGGCGACACTGGCAAGATGACTTTCGTATCGACAGATTTTAACCTGAAAGATTCGATCACATTCCAAGGTACAAACGTTCTTGATGCAACAAAAACAAAATTGGTCGTGACCGAACCTACCGGGAATAACACTGTCACTATCCCTGATGCTAGCGGTACGGTTGCATTCACCTCGGATATTACCACAGCTGTTGGTACAAAACAGAACACATTGGTGTCTGGTACGAACATCAAAACGATCAATGGTACAAGTGTGCTAGGTTCTGGCAACATCGTGCTAGCCGGTACGTACCCAATCGTCTATGTGGAAGATTTTGGTGCAATCGGTGATGGTGTTACGAACGATGCAGTTGCAATCCAAGCCGCATTGGATTCTGGTGCAAAGACGATTTTGTTTGATGGCGATAAGGCTTATGCAATCACGGCAATTATCCAAATTCCATCAAATGTAACCATCGACTTCCAAGGCGCAAAGATCATTCGTAAGACTGACATTAACGGCATGTTCGTCAATAAGTCTAATGGCACAATCGGTGGCTATGATGCAAACCGTGGCATTACGATGCGCAATGGTTACCTAGATGCAAACGGGTATGCTAGCGCATTTAGTGCCGGTAATGCATCCGGTACGGTTAACGGCGGTGGTGGTGTAACGCCAATTGGCTTCGGTCATTGCACCGATATCCTTATCGAGAATATGGAAATCGTTGGTGTGATTGCATGGCATAATATTGAAATCAATGCATGCAAGAATACGAAGATCATTAATTGCTATTTGCATGATGCCGGTGCTGCGCCCAATGCTGAACTGATTCAGATTGATGCGAACTGGTCGGCATCGGAATTCCCTTGGTTTGGTCCCTATTCATCCACTGCACCGACAATGTGTAATGGTGTTGACATTATCAATTGTACTTTTGAAAATATGTCATGCGGATTGGGTTCGCACACATCGTCAAAGAATTATCCGGCATCCGGCAATCAGTACCATATCAATATCAATATTCATGGTAACAGGTTTATTGCAGGTGCAACAACAGCCCCGGCAATCAAGGCTCACAACTGGTCAAATGTCAGTGTAACGAATAATGAATTTAGCACACTGAATGGC